TTGTGCCATCGTAAAAATTTTTCTTTGCCAAAGACACAAAATTGTTGACGGTTTTTGGGGTTTTGTCGGCATGTAATTTTATTGTTATATCGCCTTCTGATGTTTTGAGAAGTGCAGTATATGTTTTTTCTTTATCAATAGTCATTTTAGGGGTGGGAACTTTTGACGGTGTTGGCGTTGAAATGCGGGTTGGTGTCGGTGTAATTCGTTTTTCTCCAGTCGGGATATTTAGCTTTATCTGATCGGTAGGCTCATTTTTTTCCCCAAGAACGGAAATATCAGAGGAACTGTTTTCCTTGCCAATTTCAGTGGTTTTCTGTTGATTTTCATCTATCAAACTAAACGTAAACCCAAGCACCGCAATCAAGCCGAATAAAAAAATGATTCCGCCTTTCATATTTTTGTCGTAAAGTTCTCAACATCATTATTTTCTGTCTTGGTGTTAAATCTATAATCCTTGCTATCTCATCCAGCGAGAGCCTATGATAATTCCTAAGCCGCGCATGTTTCTTTTTTCGTGCCATGTCATAATGGTTGTAATTTCCCCCGTTTTTCCATCTTTTGTTTTAACTTCTCAACAAGAGCAGGATTTGCTTTCAATTGGCGCATTACTTCCTCACCCTGTAAATACGCTAAATGTCGTCTTCCGAAATACTGTTCAACGCTTGTTACTCCTTTTCCTTGCGTGATATTTTTGAGATAATTCGCTGCTGCATTTGTTCTCTCTTGTATTTTTCCCTTAAATTCCCGTTCTCGTTTTCTGTCCATTGCATCATTCCAAACGTCAACTTCGGCAATGACCCGTTCATTGTGTTCTTTAGAAAATCCAGGATCGCCGTACGGTTTCTGTTCCATGTACTTCCAATCCTTACGATCTATTTTGTCTTTCTTTGTTTTCATAACATACCTGGAAACAAGCGGATGAGTGCTTGTCTCCAGGTATATGATGGTTTGATTGGTGTATACCCCTTCTCCGTTTGCTCAAACCATCCAAAAGCACCGTCTCAATCTGTCTTGCGAGTCTGTTTCCCGTTTGCTGCAGGAGCCAGACAGATGGTATTTACAAACCAGTGCATTACTGCCTGATATTGTATGGTGTTCTGCAAACGCAGAAGACCGCCACCGCCCGGATCTTCCATCCAGCTTACGTCGGAAACCTGGGTTATTTTCCAGGTAGAAAGGTTCAAAAGAAGAACCTCGCCGTCTGGAACATCATAGTCACGGAATACTCCAACTACATTTCCGCCGGCCGCAAACTCAAGTCCTTTCCATCCACCAAGCAATTCTGCCTGATTGACAGTCCGTCTCATTGCAGTTAAGAGATCGCCATATTTTCGATAGAGTGTCTTATTAACCAGAATGATAAACTTATCCTCTGCATCAGCATACTCTTGCACATCTCCATCTATAGTTTCAAGCCGTGCCAACGAAAGAGCCTCGCTTGCAGAACCGAAACTTGGAGTCCAACCAACAGTGTTTCTTGCAAGACCTGCATACGTACTCGTTCCAGTAGATGAGGAAAGAGCTGCCCGAATACCCAGAAGTTCTGAAGTACCTGCGCCTTCTCCCGATCCATCCTGAATGAAGATTGCATCATCTGCCGCCGTAACGATTGCCGTAGGTGCGCCGGAAACGATAGACGTACCCGTCACTGATGTGATGGTTCCATCTGCCGCTCCAGCCGTACCGACACCGATGACCTGATCGACTGCGAAATACTTGGTAGGAGAAATGTCGCCATTTATCGTACCGTAATAGTCCACTGCCCTGCCATCGTCCACCGTACCATAGCCTGCCTCGGAAGTTGCGATTGCTTCAACTGCAATCGTACCGGTTCCGACTGATCCGCCGGTTGTCCGCACCATAGAAACTACGCCGTCACCGCCACCATAAAGCTGTCTATTCACGTGTCGAGCGAAATCGCTCGAGAGTTTTTCAGATTGAGCTTGTAGAGAGTTCTGGACTGCTAATGTGTTGCTTTTGGATGCGTCAATTGCCAATTTCGAGATATTCAAAGCGCCCGTCACAATCTCAACCGATACAGTAGCTCTGCTCGTGTTACGTCCACCTGAAGAAATAACGGAATTTCCGTCATCCGCCAAGTTTGCTACTCCACCATGTCGCGTTGTATAGATCGGTGCAATAAACTCATCATTCATAACCAGCGTTTCGCTGTCGCGCTTCATCTGGTCAAGAAGAATGGTTTTCTTTGGGAAATTATCCTGAACATACGGCAATAAAACCTCTTTCAAAGTTGCTATTATATCACTTAATAAAAGTTCAGCCATATTATTTCAATATTGATCGTAAAGCTAATAGATCAATATCTCTTTTTCACCTCCTTTCGTCAAACCCCGCGGCTGCGAGTCAAAGACTCACGTATAGCTTGTGCGAGATTGTCACGAGTGATAAGTTGGGGAGGTGGAGGGGCTTTTGATCCGGCCGTTGATCCTATTTGCGTTTCCATTCCTCTAGGTTTGATGCCTTTGAGTTTATCTTCTTTCCATTTGTCCAGCTCGTCTTCAAATTTGAGCTTATACGCTTTTTCGGGATTTTTGACACCGGTCTCATCCATATATCTTAAAAGGTCTTCAACTGTTGATTTTGGCTGTCCCTTTTCTTCCGCGCCTGATAACACCGCGCTTACATCATCAATAAGTTTGCTTCCTGCAAACGCATCTGCTATTGCTTTTTTTACGCGTGTATCAAATACATCTGTCGTAACAATTCCCAATTCACGGGCTTGCTTGAGCGCGACCTGCCTCACTTCTTCAGGAGATAGATTGTCTGTTCCACCTTTGGCTTTTTCATTAAGCGCCTTTTGTTTTTCTTCTTCTTCAAGGCGGGAACGATCCTCATCCGCTTTTTCAAGTTCGGCCAGTCTTTGGGATTTACGGGTATAGTCGGGATAAAACTCACCGATTTTACGATTCCATTTGGTTTCATATTCCCTAGCTGATTCTCCCAGTCCAACCAATTGCGACAATTCGTCTTGGGTATATTCCTTTTCCCCGACTTTTACAGATGATGGCGGTTCTGGAGTTTCTGTTTTCTTATCAAAAAAGTCAGTCATTTTATTTGTTATCACCTCCTTTCTATGTTGCGAAGTTGTATATTCGCAAGAACGTCTGGAGGCTTTTTGCCTCCTTTTCCACAAAAATAGCGCCACTTCGGGCGCCCTCTAATTCGCTGCCTTGGCCGGCTATATAAGCTAGCTATTATTCATTATACTGAATTTCCCTTGTTTGTCAATGGTACTTTCCCTATAGATGTCTGCAAAACTAAACTCCATGATCCGTCGTCACGTGCAATCCACGTGGGATTTACGGAAATTCTACATCCATACTCATCACAAAGCTTTTTATATTCTTTGGCAAATTTCTTCGGTGTTTTTTCTTTTTTCGGTTCTTCTGCCATAAAACCTCCTTTTTACACTTTTATTCCCAATTTATTACATTCAACAATTAAAGCGTCAACCTCTGCAATTTCTGCATCTCTTTGTTTTATCTCACTTGCTTTTTGCGCCTCAATCGTTTCTTTTTGCTTTAACAAAAATTCAAGAGAGTAATTTGCCTCGGAAGTAATAGTGTCTTGTTTTATTACTTTTATTGAATTTTCATCAATTTTAGTCACAGTGTCCATAATTCCTTCTTTCTTAAATTATATCATGCAAGCTCATTGACAGTTTTTACAGATGCGATCGCAAGCCCATTGACAGTTTTTACGCTCGCTTTAGCAAGACTATTGATTGTTTTAATATTGGACGCGCCGCCTGATGGCGGTTGTACCGCAATTGCCGAACTTACATAAGGAGCCGCCGCAGACAAATCATATTGGGCAATTCCCGATGCCCCAGCCGATGCTAGAGTTTTGTAAATTACATTCAAGTCAAGACCTGATACGTCAACGTGTTCCTGTTGAGTCCAACCAGAAGGAAGAGATGTTATGGTTTTTGACTGATCCCAATTTACTCCACCTATAATAAGACAATTATCAACGGTGGTCGTGATTGACGGGATTTTCGCCTCTGTTGAGTCATCAAAAGCAGTAATAGACGAAATATCAAAAGGGTCTCCGCTTTGAAAACCATCAATCCGAAGCATTACCGCTCCGGTTAAATTATCAGAATCAATATCGATTGTATAGTTAGCCGGTTCAGATGAGGCTATCCGGTAAAAAACCTGATGGTCAACTCCTTCATTTGAGGCGTGAGAGCGGGTGTCAGCAAGAAGTTGAGTAAAGCCGGTAACCGTATAAGTATGATCTTCTGAAACGGCCATATCGCCGCCGACAAAAAGAAGCAAAAGATCACCATCAACTGTTCCGGTTGGAACAGCTATTGTTCCATCACCAGTACTCCAGCTCGTTTGTGTAGATGTTTGAATAACTACTGCCATAATTTAGATATGAGTCATATAATCTTCGCTTGGGTCAAAATAAATCTCGTCAGCAGTTAAAGCTCTGCCTGCTACTCTAATTACATCATCAACTCCGCTGGGCTGTGCAACTTGAATATCTCCGGCGGTAGTTGAAACATATACTTGCGCAGAAACTGTTAAAACGGGAAAAGCGGTGTCTGCCCTTATAATTCCATGCAATAAAATCGTGGTTGCCGAACCATCTCCCGCAGCCGCCAAAACTACTATTCCCAACATTACATCTCCCGAAGTTGATGCCGCATTCGCATCAGCTAGCTCCCAGCGTGAATCAACAGCTGCAAGATAGACTAAATCTCCAAAAGCTAATACTGCTCCTGCCGTACCCGCAACAGTAATACCTGAATATTTTCCGTCCGCAGAACCTGCGGGGTCTAAAGCGACTGATGAGTTTTCAGAAAGAGTAATTACGCCACTGGCAGTTGTAGTTGGAAGTGTAACTGTTCCTGTAAAAACAGGACTTTCCAAAAAAGCAACTGTCTTTCTTACAGCGCTTGTAGTAATCGTAAAATACAAGGCATCGGTTAAAAATTCCATTGCTCCTGCTTCTGCGGTTGTATTTAAAGTTCCAGATGTAAATTTGAACGGTGCGGTAGAAGCGGTGGCAGTTCCAGCCTTTAAATGAAGTACAGCAGTAGGCGTCGTCGTCCCGATGCCGACGTTGCCGCTATTATCAATTCTGACCTTTTCAACATTGTTAGTAAAAAATGAGATACCTGAACCAGTATAAGAATCTAAATAGAATAAACCTCGTTTTGCCACCGTCGCCACAGCCGAATTACCATAACCAAACACTGACATAGCACTACCCGTAGAACTATCAAGCTGAATAGCACTGTAACCAGTGGTAGCTATATTCTTGAGGTTGAGTGTCGCTACGCTATTGTTTGCTACGACATCTAAAGCAGTTGCGGGCCCTGTCGTCCCGATGCCGACGTTGCCCGTTGCACCGTCAATAGTCATCACAGTTGTATCTACACCGCCATCATTAACTTTGAAGGTTATATCGCCGTCAGAAGCATCATTCTCTATGATTATCCCGCCAGTATTGTTTCGGAAATAGGTATTAGTGCCATCATGGTAAAGCTCACCATCTGAACCTGTACCTAAAAGAAGAGAGATGCTATCATTTAAGATAAGGTTTCCCGTCATCGTATCGCCGGTAACATTGACATAACGGGAGTCAAGCAATCCTAAAGTTAGTGCTGAAGATATAATACGCGCCATATCATGAAATTTCAAAAACAGTTATTGTTCCGCCTGCAGCCGCAGCAATACCATAAATAATCGCAGTTCCCATATCTATTGACGGAGAATATTCTTGAGTACCTACAGGAATACCACCCGTATCAGAAGCTGTTACTCCGGTTCCACCCAGCCAGCATTTAGTTGTGCCAGCATTAAAACAGATAAACGATTTCCGATTAGCCAATAGTGTTCCGGGTAGCACAGTAGCCGTACCGTTAGCTACTGCTATAGCAGTGGTTAAGACCACTCCGTGCAATCCTGTCAAATAAAAACCTCCATCAGCCCCAAATACTCCCCTTACGGTTTCAGCCGTTCCTGCCGTACCAGTATGTCCTACTAAAGCGGGAAATTGGTTTGGGTCTTGCCGTGCCGGTTGATCTGCCATAGATTATTTTTGTGGTTTATTTAATAAATCCGTTATCTTTGTAATAAAAATAACTTTTCTGCCAGTATGTCCTCGCACCGCGTCAATTATATTCGCGTCATATCCGTAAGACTTAAAAAATTTACCTAAAACATTCTCAAAGTCATAAATATTAGACCAAGTAGTTTCTGGGTCAAAAATAAATAAATATTCTAAGAATGCTAGTTTTTTCATATTATTTCATCATCTTACGAGCAATTTTAACATGCTCGGAGGAATAACTTTTACCCAATGATTTCTTCTTATGCCATTTAGAGCTTCCAGCTTTCCCCTTATTCATCGAGGCATAAAATATTTGTTCGGCTTCGTATTGATTCATCATTGAGTATAAGACTTTTTCACCTGTTTTGGTTAGTAGCATTTTTACTGTCTCCTCTCTGTGCTTGTAATGATAATTTTGCCCTATCCATTGCCTGTTGCTCGGCTTCTTTTTGCCGTATCTCATCCTCGCTTATCTGAATACCGACTTTCGCTGCCATTTGCGATTTGCCCGAGGGTGGCATGTCTCTAAATGATATAGATTCAGATGGCTTTTTTTCTTCACTTACTGGTTGTTCTCTGTCTTTTAACTTTGTATCTTTAATCGCCTGCGCCGTTGCCAACATTCCCTCCTCAATCCTTTGTTCGCTTGTCGGCAATACTCCCGCTTCTTGCATGTCTTTCATCACTTCTCCGACAGCAATTTTTATCTTCTCAATTTGATCCTCTGTCATCTGTCCCTCCGCTCCAAACTCATCCATTGCCTCTATAATTTCATTAGTTGATCCAAATTGATATATCTCCAAAAGCCTCTGGAAGTATACTTTGATAACCTCTGGCGATACAAGACCAATTTGTGAAAGCTGAATAAGATAATCTCCAAGTTCTTTGGCTGCCGCTTTTTGTGCTTCTCTAGTATAGGCAAGCCCGCTCTGCACTTCTATCTCTACCCGATAATCCCGTTTTATGGGAATCGCATCAAGCGGCTGATCTTCATCAATCTTTAATTCCCTACGTTTCTGCAATGCGGATGCGCCGATAATGTCAAAATACTGTGGTTCTCCCTTTTCCAGATAATAGACTGTTTGGGGTGTAACGAAATAATCATCGGCATAATCAAGCATTTTCTCTGTTATCCGCTTTACTACTCCCTGTACCCGCGCCATTGGGATTGAAAGGTTTGCAAATTCGCTTTCTTTCAAACTTTCTATGGCGGCGTTGGCTTTAACTCCTTTAGGAATTTTAGCAAGGGCAGACGTTGTTACACCCTGTTCTTCAATCAAACTCTCCAATAAATTCATAAAACTGAAAACGAACGGCGGAATAGAAACAAGCTGATTTTGCACGGGTGGCGTAGTGTTATACTTAAAGACTTGACCGCCTGGCGTATTGTTTGGTTCTTGCGGTTCTCCTGATTTAATTGACCATGAACCGGCAACCATTGTGTGAAGATACCGTTCAACCCTTGAAACTACAAGATCGAGCGATTTGTTCTGTGGGATAAAACGCTCAATGAGGGGCACCTGATAGAGCGGCCCCGGCTCAAAACGCAAATCCACGAGCGGATACCCAGGAAGGTTAAGATATTCGTCCCGCAAAGTTATATTACCGGCTACGAAGGATTGACGAATAACCGGATCACCCTTTTTCCTACGCTTCAGTATCTCGCCACCATTATCTTGCAATTTTATTCTTGCTTCGTTTTCGTCATTCAGGTATTCCCTCACAAATGCTTCTTTCTCGATGATGGTTGCTGCCTGATCTGCGTTTGGTGCACCGCCAAATCTCGCTTTGGCGTATGCCTCTTTAATATCCGATGAGGCATTACGATTGTCAGGATTTATTTTTAATAACTGATCTGCCGCAAATCGCTCATCTGCTTTAATCTCGGAGATGAGACGCGGTCTGGCTTTGATAACAAACGGGGAATCTTCAAGCTCGTTAACCGACCCTACGACATAAACATCAAACGCATCAAAAACCATTGTTTTCAGCGTTTCTTCGATGGCGTCAGGCCATACCTGAATGAAAGAAATACCGTGCTTTGCAGTAAGGATAATCATCAATACAAGCTTTTCTAAAAGATTTTGTTTCTTAAATTCTTCTTCTAACCAATGTCCGCTTGATTTTGCCACACGTTTTGCTTCATCAAGCGCTTTGCGGTATTCGGGATTGGGAACTTTTACTACTTGTCCTGTTTGTGGATCAGGTTGTTCGATTGCAGGATATTGCGCGGAAGATACCCGTTCAGGATAGACAATAGGAATGAATTGACGTGAAGAGAGAAGATTGGCAACACCACGTATCTGCCGTGATGCTTTAGGCAATGCCCGCATCGGCGCCCAGACAGTTGAATTTTGTGAAAGATCGACAATCTTATTTTGCGATCGTGAAAGATAGCGGAAGTGAAACCCGTCATCAAAGAAGTTGTTATCGTACCACCTCCGCTCAAACGACCAGCGAAGGTTTTTAGCCGACTGCATCATCGAATCTATGGCTTGGCCTACTTGGTCTTTCGTAAGATGGCTGGTTGAGTAACTGAATGATCTATCTGCCATATTAGACAATCTCCTTATTTATCATCTCTTTGAATTTTTCATCCGATATATCGCTTTCGGGTATAAACTCTGATTCTTTGGCAATTGGCGGTTCAATAGGCTTCACTTTGTCAGTAAGCTCAAGATCACGATATTGCTCTGGTGTTTTTGCGATAAGCGCATTCATCCACTTTGTCCGTTCTTTTTTGTTCTCGTTTTTTTCCCACATCAACAGACCAAATAGCGCGAAAACTACCAGTCCTAAAACTATTTCAGCAATCATATAATCTCCTTTCGGTGTTCCCAGTATTGATCCCATTGATTCGGTATTTTGTAGATTTCCGGAGCATAGAGTTTCTGGTCTGCAAAGTTAAAATAAGGATATTTATTTTTGATGAACGTGCATTTTACAGGGATATCGCCATAATTATACGTAAACCCATCATCGGTTATTTTCCCCTTTACCCAATTACGAAACGTTGACATAACCTCATGGGTAACATGGCGTTTTTCGATTATACATTCTATCATCTCGCAATCGAGCCCTCTCTTCTCCTTTATACATCTAGCCGCGTCTCCAGTTACGACAAATGTCGTATCCAAAAGAACCCTCTGCATAAGATCGAAAAGATCAAGCAATGCGGAGTTTAATTGTTCAAGAGAAAACTTATATTGCTCCCCATTCGTTCCAGATTTCGGGAGTGATTTCTGCTGCAATTTCTTGTGTTTGTGTTTTAAGTGCTTCTTCATAACTTAAGCGGATCAGCGTTTTAGGCTTCTCCATTGCCTCCTTTTCTTTTATAATTAACCGCCAAACTGCCAATGCGTGCGCAATTATGATATCGTCATGAAACCCTTGCGGCGCTTCATATCGTACTCGATCTGTTACCTCTGATATATCATACGTAAAATTCGTCAATTCCCGCTTTGTCTCTTCGATTGGGAGTATATGTATCCGCTTCAACTCTATCCAATTTACCAGCTTTTCAATCAACTGTCTTTTCTGGTCGTTAGTAAATCTGATAGGATCGACCGGTATTCCCATTCTTGCAAGATCATCAACAATCGGATCGCCTAGTCCTGTGGCATCAATAACTACTTGAGCAGGCGACGTACCGTCAGTAAAATGTCGCGCGGTTTCCGCGATCCTCGCCTTTTGCATTCCCCAGTCTATCTTGTTGAACCGCGCTTGATAAACTTGTTTATTATTGGTTGCATCATAAACCGCCAGAACCGTAAAATCTTCAACTCTTGCAAGGTCAACGCCTATTATATACCGGTGTCCCGCTTGCGGCTTTCTTGGCTCTGCATCCATGATCTCAAGGAAGTTACGGAATACAACACCAGTATCTTCAAGAAATTGTGCGTATATCTCCTGCTGTACTACCCTTTCCGGCATCGATGCTATATCCGCACGGATAGCCGCTAGATCAATGAATGGGTTGTCAAAGCTAGTGAATGTGAAAAAACTATAGAGCGGTTGTTCAGGGTCTTTTCCACGTTCTGCCAGCTCGAACAGCTTTCCTTTTCCTTTTGGCGTTCCGCCTATAACCGCCCGCAAGTTCGGATAATCCCAAAACATTGGCCGGATGGCGTTATCCCACAGATATTCGTTCTTGAGAATGATGCCTGCTTCATTGAGAAACGCCTTGTCGTATCCAAAGCCTTCCATCGTTTCTGGCGTATCTGCTGATCGGAAGTCAATATACGCGCCATTGATTGTAATCATCTTGGCCTGTTTGCGCCATTCCCACACATTCTTTGGCAATTTGTTAAGGTGCGGTATAAAATATCTCTCTATATACTTATCGATATTCGTATTAACTACATCTACCCATAATCCCCGTTTGAATGTTCCTTCTAGCGCGCATTTGATAAAGTTGTTTGCCGCGCCTTTGGTCAATCCAAACCGTCTTCCTTTAGCAACAATCGTATATCGTGATTGACTATCAAAGATTGACTGTTGTTTTGGAAAGTTCTTTATGGGTAGTTCCAGTTGGTTCATCTATTTTTTTTTCTGAAACGATTTTGATTATGAGTGGTTTATCTTCGTCGCTGATATGTTCCATAACGGTTTTTAATGCAAATTCGTTGTGATATTTTCTTTCCAGCCACCATGCCGCTGCTTGCCATGTAGTTTGCGCTGCCTTTTGAATAAATGCTATATTTCTTGCCTTACATGTGTTCTCTGCTTTTTTTAGAGCCTCTACAAGCTCTACATGATAGGATGGATTCGGTTTTCCATCGGATTCCAATTCTCTCTGCCAATCGTAAAAAGTAGATTCTGAAACACCTGCTAAATTAGCACTATCTTTATAATTATTGCCAGCATTAATATATTTACAAATTTCTTCGACTATTTCCTTACTATATTTCATAAAAAAAGACACGCTTTCTGCGTGTCCTCTAATAGACGCTTGGCCGCTATTTTGTCGGCTAGATTATAGCTTACTCTTTTTTGTTTATTTTGTCAATTATAGGTGTGATCGTCTGCCATTCTTCCTCTTTTTCTTTATTATAAGCATGTTCCAAAATATATTTTCCTACTTCTGGATGTATTATATCTCTTATTATTTTATCTTTTGGATAATCCGAAGAAACTTTGAAATTAGTTAAATCAAATCCCCATTTTTTAATCATTTTATTATCAAATCTATCAATCGAATCTATCTCAATTTCATTGAAAACTTCATTATCCGGTATATCAAAATTAGCCCAATAATAATGCCTTCCTCTTTCTTGTGGTTTGATTAATGAATCATACCAACTAATAACATTTTCTATACACCATTTTCCCTTGAAATAACCTTGTAAGAATAATATCTCCTCATAAAGTTTCATATCGGGATAAATTGGTTTACTATTTCCAAAGTTTTTTCTCATTCTACTATGTGTCGGACAAGGAGGACTAGACCATATAAAATCATATTTTTCAAAATGTTCTTCTAAATATTTATGAGCATCAGTAATTATTATTTTATCATTTGGAAAATAATATTGATAAATTTTAGCTATTTCAGGATTTAATTCCACTGCGGTTATATCTAATTCACCCCATAATCTACGATTACCACCAATACATGAATATAAATTTAATATTTTAATATCTTTAATATCTTTTACTTGTTCTCTCTTAAATTCTTCAATTGGAGCAATATTATCAATCAATTGTTGTATATTCTCTGGAAATTTAATATCAACAGCATATTGCGACCAGTCAAAATCGGGATATTGCGGGATCATGTTTGCCAGAAGATCGCTATCGTAAAACCCTGCTCTGTCGTTGTCCGATAGTGCATATTCCAGTTTTTTCTTCTCGGTAGTCGCATCAACTACCGATACCCATATATCTCTTATACCCAATTCTTTATAAGCACGAAGACGCATATTGCCACCCAATACTGTACCTTCATTAGTTATAAGCAATGGCTTATATACATTAAGTTTACCAATTTGTTTTTTAAGCCTTTCATAATCTTTTTCTTTTATGCTTCTTGGATTCTTTTCCCAATTTTTAAGATCGTTTATATTTGCAATAATTTTACCGTCTTTTATAATTGTATTTATCATATTTAATATAGAAAATACTGGCTGTTGCGTTCATGTTCTCTATAAAATAGCATGCTGTATTAGAGTCATTCGTACGAGCATTTAACCGACATTGGATCTAGCTGGCACCAGTTATCTTCTCAAACTCAAAAAATAAGGTTTATTATGTTTTATTATTTCATCCACGATATCTGGTATATCTTCCTTTTTTTCTGGCCATACACATTGTATATTTGGAAACAATTTAAGAGTGTATTTTGCATCCTCACTCCAATGGCTAAATCCATCATGAGTATAATCTTTATCTCGTCCAGATGCGATAAGTTTTACATTTAATTTCTCGTGATTTACATAATTTCTAATCGTTTCAAATGGACGATATAAAAGAAACGTAGTAATACTGTAGATAAATGGTATTTTACCTTCTAATGCCAATCCACAGGCTATTCCCATTCCTGCCTGTTCACTAGCTCCAACGTTAATAAATTGTTCTGGTAACTCATCTCTAAATTGATTCCAAAGTTTATAGCCTAAATCCATCGTTACCACAATAATATCTTTATTTTTTTTAGCGTGTTTAAATAATTTATCCGCAAATAGCCTTCTCATATTCCTCCTTTGTCATTACATGATAATGAGCTGACTGTCCTTTCAAAAAAGGTAGTTGTTCAACATTTGTCAGTCGTATTTGTAATTGGTTATACAATCTATCATCGTTTAACATAAAACAGATAGGATCAAGATCATCATCTTTTAATTGTCTATATGCTCCATAAAAATTATAGTTAAGATATAATTTGAGATTGTTTAATTTTTCTCGCCTCATTATTTGCGCTGATTCATAAATACTCCCCTCTGCACATTCCCCATCACTTATTATACAGTAAACGTTTTTTGTTCTATCAGCCAACGCCATCCCAACGGCAATCGGCAATCCTTGTCCAAGAGAGCCAGTAGAACAATCGAGTCCACAAATAGAACACCGATCAGGATGAGTACCATGATGCTTCCATATTTCTTCCGCATTTCTACCTCCGTATTTCTCAATTACACAATAGAGCGCCACTCCTGCATGACCACTACTCAATATAAATAACTCGTCTTTCTTTTTAATTTTGTATATTTCATCAATAATATTTACCGAAGTCAAACAACTGCCAATATGGGACAATTTATTTCTATAGCTTATTTCTAGTATCCGTTTTTCAAGTTTGTTCATGTGATTTTTTTTGATAAAAATCTATTGTCTCTCGCAATCCCTCCTCAAGTGACCTCGTATCCCATCGAAATATCCTTGTATCTGCAACCCATCTATGCGTATCATACCCGCGCATATTCTCAATGTATTCAATTTGCGGAGTAACGCGCATTATCTTGCTTATTATCCTTACAATTCTATTGTTTGTAGTCTGTAGGCCGGTACCGACAGGGATTGCCCATTGGGTGATTTTTGTGTAATATTCCGTACAAAAAATTACAGCATTAACAAAATCTTCCACATACATCCAATCATGCGCCGGCGATGGGTCAAGCCGTAACTCTTCATTCTGCACTATGCTTCGTATAACCGTTGGAATAAATCTAAAATCCGCTTCACCAGGACCAAAAATAGAGTATGGCCGAATTGAAATAATCGGCTTTTTATATTCATCTGAAAAAACCTTGCACAATTCTTCTCCTGCTTTTTTTGTAGCCGAATACATTGTCTGTACAGGCAACGTTACGCTTGACGTTGAAAAGTTGACAAATGCCTTATAGTCAATGTTTTTTGTATTTTGCAAATATACCCACAACAAATCTATATTCGCCTTCTTTATTTCATTTATGTTTGTCAGATGGCTATGGTTTCCGTATCCCGCCAAATGGAAAAAGTAATCAAATGACTTATCATACGTATCCCATTGCTTCAATCTTACAACCTCATGCTTTAATTGTTCCAATCTTCGACACAAATGTTTCCCGATGAATCCTGATGCTCCCGAAACTATTGAGCGCATTCTGACCTCCTTTCCGTATAAAAACTGTTTCTCCGCATTGGCCGCATACAACAGCAAAATTATTGCTTATAATTCTTGTGGTTCCTTTATGAAACCGCATAACGGTAAAAAAACCGTATATGTCCATTTCGCCCAGAATTTGCCGTTGTCCGTTTTTTTCACACTTTGGACAAATTATAAGTTGTTTTTTGTTCATCAAAATACCTCCTTGCTTCTTCAAGCCGCGGAACCGTACCAACGTCAAACCATACGCTTTTATCCTGACGGTACGGCCGGACGGATAAGCTCTGATTTACAAAATATGAAGAAGAATAAATCCACGTGCCCGCGCAACGCCACTCATCCATATAGGCAGTAATGGTATCCGGCTTATGAAACATACTCATTTCCGTATAATCTACATCGCTTATTGTATCCCCATTTATCACCATAAAACTTGATTCTTGTACCAACCAATTCTTTAACGCCATGATTGTTTTATGATGGCCAAGAAGTCGAGGTTCGTAATAATACAACACTCGCCCGCCCAAATAGTCCGTCAATATATGCGGTAAATAATGCAAATTAACGATAACATCGCGGATTCCATGATCTGCCAGACGAGTAAGAATATGTTCAATGACTGGCTTTCCTCCCACGTCAATCATTGGTTTAGGTTTATCCTTCGTCAATTCTCCAAGTCGTGTCCCGTATCCTGCCGCAAGCAATATAACTCTCATAAATTACCATTAAATATTTTATATATATCTTCTTTAGATAAATTTGAATATAAACCCTGACGATTTGGTATACGACCTTTCATAGCATGCATCGCTTTTAATCCTTTTTTATCCCCATATTCATCTTTACTCATACAACTCCCCTCCTTTCTTTTCCTCTTTTATTTCCAGTCCTCTAGTGTCGGGATAATAGATAATGTGCTCACACCCCTCTTTTTCCATGTGTGCAACAACTGTGTCCTGTTGATTTGGCGGCACCCAAAACGCCATATATCCACAGCCGCCGGCGCCAAGTATTTTCCCTCCTTCAGCACCGTTATCGCGCGCGGCGGTATATAACTCATTTATCCGCTTTGTTGATATTCCCTTATTAGATTTCTTTTTCAACAACCACGATTCGTGAAGCAATTCTCCAAGCGACATAAAATCTTCGTGCATGATTGCCGCGAACGCCTTTTGTGCCGACTCTTTTATTGAATGCAATTTTTGTGTTTGTTCTTCAGTTAAATTAATAAATCCCTGTTGTACCTTATGGGAGGCTCGCGTTCCTCCGGTATCGAAAAGCAATAAATACTTACAAATTTCATTGGCATAATAAGAAGATAGTTCTACCCTTCTTACCTTGGATGGAGCGGTAACAATATAATTCTCAAAGGTTAAAACACTCAATCCTCCATACGCCGCCGCCCATTGATCTTGTTTTCCGCCATGCCATCCCATTAAATACTCTTCTGCCTCCCATGCGGATTTAGCAATATCTTCTAATTTCATTCCTAATTGTTTCCGCTTGTTTATTGTTCCTATAAGCGCTACACACGCCGAGGCACTGCTTCCCAATCCCGCTCCTATCCGTCCATCAAATTCGCTTTTTATTTTTGTAATGTGCCCACCATCAATACCATATTTTTTGAAGATGGTATAAAATAAATTCGGATCGGCATTTGTAGGAAATATATTATCAGGTCGCTCAAAAATATCGTTATCGCTATACATCGTAACTTTTGTACGAAGACTAATGGCCATGTTAATACATATACCCCTATATAACGAAACGTAAGGGTCAACATCTGTACCTCCTCCAAATAACGAAATCCTTGTTGGTGAAATTGCTTGAATTTTCATATTAAATTATTTAAGTTTTTCATATACGGAATGAATCATCTGAAGATGAATATCTTCTGTTCTTGATGTACTTTTTTTTGTTTCTTTATTGGTAGAAAAAGAGAATACCACCATTCCTAATTGTTTCGCAGTTTTTATAGCCTCAACAATATTCGGAGAAGTGCCGGAACAGGAAAGAGTAATAAAAAGATCGCCTTCATCCGCCCAAAGTTTTAACGGCCGTGAAAAAACATGTTTATATCCAGAATCATTTGCTGTCGCGGTGAGAAATCCTATATCACATAATGCCATCGCTCGCACGCCGCGACTCATCAAGTCTTCGGCAAAATGAATAGCATTACAAGCCGATCCACCATTACCACAAATAAATGCCTTCCGCTTCCCGGATCGAATAGTTTTGATCAACTGAATTAACTTTTTACTTTTCATATTTTTATTTCCAAAACTGCCACCATTTTTTCGCATTATTCTCTCTCCAGCGTAATCCCTCACTAGTCTTATTTAGCGGTATTCCACCTATAAAACTTGGGTAAGTAGGTGTTTCATCATAACCTCCAGTTGGACGAGGATTCTCTATTCTTGTTCCACATACTGCACATACAATGGCTCCATTGTCCCAATAACTACCCATTATATAATCAGCTCCACCATGAGTAGACATACATTTGCTTGGTTTGACTGGAAATTTATGTTTTTTTATGCTTCCTTCTTTACGTTAAAAAACGCTTCTACCATTCTCCCTCCAACATTCTCTTAAAATCCTTCCATTCCAAGCTCACCAAAGTCAGTTTTTTGCCCTTATAGCGAGTAAGAGCTAGGGGTATAGCTTTCTTGCTCGTACAAGCGCTTTTCGCCTGTACAAATGCCTGTAGAATGTTGGGTTTTGTGCCATATTTGCACTGTATGATCAGTTGGTCTTCGCCGTCTGTGGCAACAATGTCGCAACCAGAACCAGTCCTTCCAAATTGCTCATGCCAGTTTCTTTTACTATCAAATCCAAGAATACGCAATTCTCTAACTACCTCTCTCTCAAATGATTTCCAGGGTTGGTAAGAACTCATAATTTTCCCGCTAATGCTATCGCCAATAACATAACAAACACAAAAATTCCCATGACGAAAAATGCCATTTTTAACTGCTTTTCAACATGTTCATTTACCTCATAAGAGTTTTTATTCATTTTACTCTCCTAATTTTTTCATTGTATAGACATTTTACGCCATTCATTTTCTTATTTCTATTCTCTTTTTTTCAAAGTCATAATTAAGTCTTTTTTTCCATTTTTTTAATTCTCTCTTTTTTTGCGCACCCCAATCTGCGGCTCGCAGTCCAAATCGAACGGTACTTCCTTTTAATTGGAAGGTAATCATTGGATTACAAATATCACAGCCGCTGGTCAGTCCGCATTTACAGTTTTTGATCATTTTCTCGAAAAAATAACTTGCTTGATGGTATTTATTATAATTTGTTTTCAAGTTTATAGGTTTATCTTTTTTCATAATATAGTTTTATTTCCAAAACTGCCACCATTGCTTGGTTTGACTGAAAATTTTCTCTTTTTCATTTTTCCTCCTTTAGAAATGAGAGAACTCTTTCACTTATTCTTTTTCTTTGTTCCTTCCTTACCATAGGTATAACAGTAGAAAAGATGAAAGTTAAACTCGTCTCATAAATATCGTATTCCAACGCAGATAAAGTTTCCAAATCATAAGTTTTATGACGGCGAATCGCTTTTTGGATTTCTTTTCCAAATCTTATTTTAACCCATTTATTAAAGTCTGTAATTTCTTTTTTCATTTTGGTTTTTGTTTGATGTATAATCCATACTCTGCCTCGACAGCGCCGGTATTAACTATCCGCATCGCATCTTCTAATGTTTTTGCTTTTTTAGGCTTGCCGTAAACAGCATGAGTATCCGCATCCCTGTGCGTTATAAAGTAATTATTATTCAGCCATTCAATTCTAATATAATCGTTACTGCTCATAGTTACAACCCCATTTCAATAACATGGTAACTTATTAGCAAAACGGCTAAACATAATTTTTCTCCACATTCTTTACAATACTTATCTGAAGGTTGAACAATATGTTCATTGGAACGCGGACAACTCCATTGATCTGCTGTTGAATTACATCCTTCACATCCAAAAATAGGTTCACTCGACATGTTCCTCCTTCAAAAGTGATAGAGTTTCCCAAACATTACCTTAGTTGGTTCATAGTTCTATTTTTCCCCATAATATCTTTTTAAACGATTTTATTATAAAATAAACGCCATCCCGATGCGTAATTCTTAAATCTAAATCCGTAATTGGACAGTTACAGTACCTACATTTTCCAAATATATACTTTGCGCCTTTAAGATTTACTTTTTTTTGGTACATATTCTCTTCAAATATTTTTAATTAAAGCAATCCCAATGATAATAATCATTAATAGAATAGATCATCGGCATTACATTAATCATAACAATTCCCAATTATAAGAGAAATCAATAGAACCGCAAAACCTATTAATATAAGTAAAATAATCGTCATTACATCCATAATTCACCCGCCTTTCACCGCCCCATTCAAAATCTCCGCTTTCTTCCCATATCTCTTATATCTCCATTGCTTTTGGCACGCAATACACAACGCTTTACCCATATATTCGATACTGTACTTCCACACAGCAAACGGTATAGTTGTTCCGCATTCTTGACAGCGATCATGTTCTCTCATGCTATTTTTTGAAAATGTAACGAATGAGCGGTATTTTGTCTTTTAATCTTTTTCATAGTTTTTTTAACTTTTCTTGCCGTTTTTTCAAGTACCAATATGCTCTCATAATATAAGACCTCGGTGTACTTTTTAGCGCATATTGTTTTGGCAATGCTATGTGTATTCTCACTTTTCTTTATAATTTTTTATTACTTTCAAATCCAATTTGCTTACCCCCATCTCTACAGCTTATTAATATTGGAATATATTTCGCCTCAACTGATTTACTTGGTAATTTCATATTTAAGCTCCCGTTCGTTTGGCCGTCCTGCGATAGCCAAACGCGCAAGTCTTAAACTCTATAAAACCTCCTGCCTCAAACTCTCAATTACCTCGTTGAGATCAACCTTTTCCCCATTATCTATATCCTCTTTGAAAACTACATTATCTCTTGCGTCAAACTTCATAGCTATTACTTCAAGCTCTTGAAGTTTTTTAGCGTTATTCTCCATCGAAACAATACGGCATACTGGAACAAACCATGAACCCTTGTCTCCTTCTATTAATTTTTGTTCCATCTTTACCCGAATCGAAAACATCGGGCGCATCTGTGCTGATGTCATCGAGAAAAGAGATGAAAGACAATATAAGAAACTCGATCTGAACGTCATGCCAAAAATTGATCCGTCATCCATAACACCAACTGCTTTATATTGCTCCAATTCCCCTTTTTCAGGTTTCCTCGTATCAGTATACTTGCTTTTAGCCGCGTACACAAAATAACATTCAAACTTGTCAAGAATTTGAAGTTTGCCCGTATGAAAATACTGTCCTACTTTTGGCTTTTTTCCCTCAACGGTAACCAAATTATCAAAATCTGACAATTTTTGAGTCAACAAAATTTGAGGCGGCCGCACGTCATCAGCATCCACGCGCTTCATGCCTATATTAGATAGTTCACGAAGTCGCTGACCGGTATATTTTACAAGCCCGTTTTTACCCTTACCAATTATATCCTCCCCTTTTAATCCCACCTTTTCCGCCAGTTCTACTTCGCCTTTATCTGTCATAATTATTCACCTCCTTTATATCTTTTTAATAATTCTATGTTTACTATATGTTTTTCCAGTTTTAGCTTTAGCGCTTCCATTTTTTTAATGATTGCAAGGCATGTTTCTATTTCAACAACCATGTATTCCAATTTACTTAGTTTTTTCATAGATTAAAAAGGTAGAGCTCTAGTACCTCTAATACCCCCAGCATGCGTTTTAGCCCCTATAGCGTGTGTAGCACAGATATGTTATTTTGGTCATTTGGGGTATCTCCAAGAAACTCAAGCACCTCTTGGTCTGTCCGTGCGTTATCCCTCCGCGCTCTATCGCAATCCTCCGGTTCGTCCCACCCATAGTCTTTGTAATATCCGCCCATAGCGTTCAACCGGTCATTTCTCAATTGCGCCATTAAAAGATAAAATTGTTGCTGCGAGTTCATGATTTGCTATCGTAAAAAAGAGCGACTAAACATATTGTCGGAACTGCCACAAACCAAAACTGCCACGTAGTAAATGGAAATCCTATCCATCCAAGAGAAAAACCTAACCATCCCCCGAAAATTGACTTTTTAATTAACTTTTTCATAGACAGTTCCTCTTATTTGCTATCGGCCCCCAATTCATTTGCTTCCCGTCAGCAAGCGCCCACGCTGTGGTAAGGATCGCATCCCTATCATTCCACCGCGTGGACAGCTCACTTATCAAACCCTTAGCAAGCATAATTTTGCGAAAGCCCAACCACGTAGCCTCGCGGTACTGGTAGAGCCCGCAAGACTTGCCGGAGTCGCCGCACGTTTTGAATACTCCATGCTTGCTTTCTTTGTTGGCCAGACAATGCAATTGATAACGAAGATCAGATGCCGACTTTTTATTGTTGGCGAACCTATCAGCCGCCTCACCAATTAAAACATCAAGAGAGTAAGGCTGCGGAGTCATAATTGGTAAAACGGCAAGCCGTGAAGGCGTTCTTACTTCCTTCACGGTCATTGCCGCTTGAAGCGGTAAGCTACTTATCACTCCTACATAACTTTCACTGACCGCTTTCACAGTTGGGGGGTCTTGCATGAGGATTCGGGAATATATTACCGTAGCAGTTATGAAGATTATGCCGTAAATGAGGTTGAGCTTCCAAGGTTCATACTTACTAGAAAACTGATTTGTCCCGCGAATCGTAGACAGTTTACCTATTTTAATTTCCATTTGATATTAGAATACCACGCCTATGCCGTAAAAGTCAATAGATCAAACTATACCAATTTTCTTTGCTTTTTTTGCTTTTGCCGCTTGGGATTTTTTATTTAATTCTTTGAAGTAGCCAATACCATACTTTTTTTTAATAGCTTCACCACCCATTCTGCGTAAATCTTGTATAGTCAATTCTGCCATATACTTTTATTTTTTAAACACATTTTCTTCCAATAAAATATGGATACAATGATCTTTATCAAACTCGACAACTGCATATACCATCTTGTCTGAAAAAACCGCGTGATCTATCTGACGAAATTCAATTTTTTTTGTAAGCCATTTTTTTAACGAAGTTTTATACGTTTTGTTATGAAGTTTATTAGACAAATAACCAATCGAAGTTATTACATTATTTTCTAATTTCTTTCTTTCTTGAAAAATATCATTTACAAATTCTATAATTTGTTTTTTATCGTCATAATCACAGCGCTCGTTTGGCCGTCCTTCATATTCCAGCATAAAAGGATCGTGTTTTGTCACACCGTTAAGAATTATGTGATATTTTCCTAAAAAATCAGCAAGTCTCTCTTTTATTGCTAGTGTTTTATCGTACGATGGATTTTTTGCCGTTCCACCTATCATTTTTTTATTATACCACATACGGCTATGTTGTCAATAGTCGGTCAATAGATTCCATTGGGGATCGCAATTATTTTGCCGCATTTCATACATTTCATGTAAATAAAAAATATATTGATATTAAAAGTAACATCTAAAAAAGAAGTATTACCGCAAAGACATTTTACCTCTATAGTATGCTTTGGGCTCGTCGTATCGATGCCGATGTTACCAGTATTTGTAAATATACCCTTTTTATTTTTCATAGCGCCATTTGGTTTTTCTCTCTTTTGCGTTCATATAAATCTAAAATACTTCTTTGGTTGGTTTCGACTGCTTTAATAATTGCACCTATGTCTTCAGCGTTAATTTGTATCTTTTTCAAATTAACGCTATCTCTCCACACACTAGCAGTATTGTTGGATAGCACAACAATTGTTAAAACTATCAACCAAGAAAATAAAAATATAAATACAACTTTAAAGCTCATAAGCTTATTTGTCCTCCTTTCTTCCGTTCTTCTTCAAACTTCTTTTTATTATACAAAACCTTCCATGGGATAGCACGGAAATGGATAGCCTCACGCTTTTCCAGCGGGGCGTTTTTGTATTCTTCACGCAATACTGATAAGATGTCTGATACTTCCTGTATTGTCATATTCGGTCTTAGCGGATACTATCTCCCCAACTCTAATGAAAGAGTAAAGAACATAAACGTGCGCGGTGCCTAGAATACTCCCGCTTCATAGCTCCAGGTCTGCCTTTACGCTCCACGGGCTATCTCTACCTCCTATCCGTTTCAGAATAGGGTTACAGGACGGTCGGGTTTCTCCACATCTGGTAGGCTTCCGATCTGATGATTCATCAGTCGGGCTTTAGTGTCCGCTTAAACCATAGCAGTTTGTTGGCTATCACTCACTTGACCAACAGGGACTTTGTTTAGATAATTTTGTCTTTCTTGATATGAAGAAGGAGTATAAATAGCAACTTCCCATTCGTGAGTAGTATTTGAAAAGTATTTAACTAAAACAAACCCGTTTTTTTTTAATGTAGAGTATTTATCTTCTTTAGGAAATAGGGTTAAAAGGAACAAATGGCGATTACGATTTTTATATTTACCCATAAAAAATCCGCTCTATTCTGTGCCCTGTAGCCTGTTGGAAGGCAGGCACAGAATAAAACGGACTTTCCAACATATTTTATAAACCACGTTTGTACAAACTCATTGTAATACTTCTCACGCCGGTGGCAACTTGTTTTGTACAACTTAATTATATACTTTTCACGCCATTTGTCAATAGGCAGTTTATTTCTTTTCTTCTCTGGTAAATAACGACAAATAGGCTCAATTTATTGTCATTATTTACTGTTGCTTCTAATGCTTCTAAATTTAATTAAGGCTAGCTTACAAAACATCTACGCAAAGCTATGCATCTTTTAAAAACCTATGCAAATCTGGAGAAACTACAAAATCCATAGTTATACATATTTCTATATATGACTATATATAGTTCTTATGAGGCGTGGGTATAAGCTAATTATCATTTTGCCGACATCAAAAAAATGATAAATAATTATATATATTAGTTTTTAACTTATAACCTGCTTCTTTCCATGTGCTGCTCTTCAAATTCTCTCCATTCTCTTTCATGCGGCGCTTCTGGAAATGGATGGATTGTTTGCTCTGGTTTTGCTCCCGCCAATTCCTTATCCTGCCTGCCATATAGGCCAGCGCTATATTCTCCTACTCCGACTTGTGCTTCTTGTTCGACCATACTAATCACCTCCTTACCAAAATAATTGTCGCATAGTTTCTTTTCTCATTTCTATTTCTAATTGATATTCTTTTTTTATGTTTTTCCAATCCCAAAATGCCGAAGTCTGGTGGTTATTGAATACATCCGCTACCGTTCGTCTTACAAACTGGCTCGGGATTACTTTTTCTTCCTCTATAGCAAGGAAAGCTGATCTACCTTGCCGCACGTAAAAATACGCTTTCCCATCTGTCAACTCCTGCGCCGCCTTTATATGGTTAAAGCCGTCAGGTTCCAGCTCCCACATCGGTACTTTATTATCGAAAAACCTTTGTTTTATCTCACTCATAACTTCCATACCATCAGGCAAAAGTACGGTATTGAGATGCGAATGGTAGACACTTTGGTGCGATATGACGCCACAATCTCCATCCCTCTTGTTCCCCGCTCCATTCTCAAATAACACCACGTTCTCACGTCCTGTTTTCTCTTTTAACCGTTTTATTATTTCGTCAACTTCAATTCCTTCTTCTTCCGGTACTTCATAGTAGCTCAACATGTGTTTTTTGGGAAAAACTACATAGTATTGGTCTGTTGCGGGGGCTTTATCTATTAACGCTATGAAGTTTGGCGTCTTAATCACTATATCATTTTTCCGTGTCGTTAAATCACAAAAAGGGCATCCTTCTTTTGACTGTTCTAAAAATTTCTCCCGCTCCATTTTTTGTTTATCAGATAACCTGCCTAAATATCGATTCACAATAATTTCCTCGTTTCTTTCGCAATTACACGAGGCACTCCGTAAATTCCAAGGTTAGCTGCGAGAATTGCCACCACCGTCTTTATCGTTATAGGTTCTCCCGCTATATACATACCTACTATAACAGAGCTAACCGAATAAATAAATATCTTGACATAGTTTGGCACTATACTCCAAACACGTTCACACCCGTCAAAAAAAGCTTTAATCCTATCTACCATATTATCACCCCCCCCGTTTTCCAGTTCCTTTACACTCAAGACATTTAAGAAAATGCCAACCATCACATTCCTCTTCATGAGATTTTGCGTGAGCTTCTTCCCAAAGTTTATCAAATATTTCATCTCCAGGTTGTGGTAACATTTCTAATTCTCCAATTCCCCTTTTCTTGTGAGGAACCCAACCAGTCCCCTCACATTGTCCCTTACACATGGTTTTAGGATCAGGGTATGATATTCCTAAAGCTTGATATCTATCTGTAAATTGCACCTTCGTAATTTATTCCACCCCCTATTTATTATTTAATTTTTTGATTATGATACATAATTCTTTCATATTTATGGCTAACTTTTGCATGACGTTATTGTTTTTTTCAATTATTTTATCGGAGGCATGTAAATGATTTTCGATAGTTTGATTAAATTGCTCATAGGTTTTTTTATTCAATTCATCTTTACCAGTAAGATAACGTAGAAACAAAATAACCGTGGCCAAGGTTCCTCCAAGCTGAAAAAATTCTCTTGCTTCATTTATCATTTTACCTCCTCCATAGTTTTTTTATAGCGTACGCTAAATGTTCAACAGCAGATAGATTATCGGCGCTTTTAACCTTTTGCAGTTCGGTAAGCTGGGTAGATACCTCTTTGAGTACCAGCTCTTGTTTTTGGACTATTGCGGACTGTGCAGTGAGGTCTTTTTGGGTGGTTGCCATGTCATTTTGAGTCTTAGTTAATTCATCCTGCATTTGTACATTCTGCTTTTGAAGTTCTACCACCCGCCCTTGCAATCGTTCCGCTTCTTTTTTGACTTCTTCTATTTGCTGGTCTTTGGCAGTTATAACCTCCGACTGCTTACGGATCGCATCTTCATAGGTTAAAAGTTTTTCTATTTCCGCTAAGACTATTGCTTCGTTAGTAGTTACTTTCAGTTTTTCAGATACGCGATCCAGTAAACTTGATTTTCTTACCAATTCCTCAAACACCGCTTTTTCAACAGGCAATGTATCTTCACTTTCAAAGGGAAGCGTTTTATTATATGCCCTGAACTGAATAACCGCCCTTGCAACGCCTCCATAGACATTAAGAGGTACTAGGGTAGCGCTATATACATCGAAGGCCGTTATTTCGTTGTGATCGAAGCCAACCAGAACAAGGAAGTGCTGTTCCTCGGCGGTTGTCGCCGGATTAAAGTCAACCTCGGCAATAAGGGGATACCCAAGTCCAATAAGCTCACGGATTTTAGCGATACCTTGTGCTGTTACCAGACCAGTATATTTTGGCGATATATATGTTTGGGTAAGTCCAAGCACCGTTGATTTACTCCACATAAAGTTACCTGATCCTTCGGTAAATCCGCCGTTGGCTTTCAAAAGCTCATTGACTTCATGAGGATTTTTACCAATGATATTGCCAAGTGAAGTTATGAGACAGCCATAGAGGTTTATCGTGTATTTGCTATTGGCTTTATTATAACCAAGTATTTCACTTTCCCATGGAGATTGTCGTTGTCCATAGATTGCTGGCAGTTTTAGTTTTTTCATAAAAACTGTTGGGAATATACTATCATATTTGAAAAAATTTGACAAATGTTATATCATATTAGGTTATGTTATTTTGGTTTATGCTGATTGGTGGTCTAGTAGCCGTTAGTTTATCTAATAATAAACACTCTGATGATGAGCAAGAGGATTAAATTATTGTTGTTCCCTAAAAGCACCTGAAATATTTAATCCCAGCAATTTTGCAATTGTATATAGTCCTGCTCCGGTTGCTACGCCTCCTGCTACTCCTTTACCTGTGCCTTTCAAAAATTCAGCTAAAGGCGATTTTAGACCTTGTTTTATTTCTGTTCTTTCTAATCCTGTTCTTACTGTTTTTAACAATTCTTCTCGTTCTAATCCCTTTTTTATCATTTTTGTGCCCTTTTCAAATCCGGGCGCTATATCATCCAATTCACGCCGCAATGCCTCACGAATAGTACGATGATAACCTGCTTCAAGGCTTGATCCTTTAGTGCCGGCAGCGCTAAATCCCTTTTCAGCGTCATCCCATAAGTTTTTTGCAGTTTCGGCAGTAAGTTTTTTTCCACTTATTCTTTTACTAATGCCCGACACTAAATCATCTATTGCTTTCACACTTGAACTGGTGGGATTTGCTCTCTTTGCCCGAACTGCCCATGCTTCAACATCTTTAACTACATTTTTCCCTAGAACCTTTTTACCAGTTGCCTGTGCCTTTGAAATGACGGCGGTTCTCAAATTGCTTCCCTGTTGCGCCAGATCAAGTCCCTCCTTTAATGCGCTTTTCCCCAATTTTGCTTTGAATGGTTGTTTTATTATTTCTTTCGCTTTATCTCCTGCTTTTCTTAGTAATTTTGCTCCTCCCGCAAGTTCTGCCGTTCCAGCAACTTCCGTTCCAGTTATTAAACCTCTTAATAGAGGATTCATATTTACGTCTTCTGAAAATTGAGAAGCAATTTGTTTTTGCTGTCCTCCAACTTGTGAAAATATGTCTTGTGCTTGTCTTAGCAATCCCTGTTTTCTGGCAGGGTCTTGTTCTCTCTCGGCCAAGCTCACAATCGCTAAAGCGCTTTGCAAGGATGCTTCTGCCGGTTTTTGCATTTTACCAGCCGTTATACCAGCTGTTATATCCTGCCCTACGTCTTTTGCTCCTCCCAAAAGAAAATTAAAAAGCCCCTGTCCCGCACCGACAACTGTTTTTCCAATTCCCCCCGTTGTTTGCGGGGCGATCTGACCTCCAGTAGTTGTTAATTTTCTTTGCTTGAATCCTTCGACCGTTTCACTCGGATTCATTCCAAATGCCGCCCGTGATGCTGTAAATAGTTCAGCCGCTTCTCCAGGAGTTGAATTTTCATCCGGTAATCCCTTTCCCGCCAATAGTTGTTCCTGTAAAGCAAGATTCCCGCTATCTCCAGCTGCCTTAGCAAGCAACGACCGCTTGCTTTCAAGGGTTCTTTTATAAGTATTTAACCGTTCTCTTTTCGATCCTGTTTCACCCGGCTTAACTGCCCGTAAAATATTTTCAACTGTTCCTGGCAATCTTCCTCCTGCAACCCCCGGTTGTGCATACGCAAGCGGATCATCGTTCTTAAAATAAAGTTTTTCAAGCTGGCTTAACATACCTTCCGCTTTTTCAATCTTTTCATCTTTTTTCCCGCCCGGTCTTATCCCTTCCCCTGCTAATTTTGAGGCTAAAACAGGAGAAGTTTTAGCAAGTTCTCCCACGTCTAATACTCCCTCTCGCGCAAGGTTTTCCTGCGCCATTTCTTCCTGTCTAGCTTTTACAAATTTATCTACATCGGACGCTTTATGGCCGGCTGAAAGCGCCGCTTGCCTAAATTTCATCAGTTTATTATTATCCATTTTTATTGGTTAAACATATTCCATAAATCTTCAAGGGAAGTACTCGCACCTGTCGTGTCCGGTGTAAATTTATAATATGGTTTTTCCAGTTCATATTTCGACTTTGGCAAAGCAACTTCTTGAAATTGTCTTTGCGCGAGGGCGTTGGCAATAGCATTTTGCTGTTCTCTTTCAACTAATTCTCGTTCTTGTAAAGCTCGTTGTAGTGCATTTTGCTGCGCTGTCTGCTGTTGGCCATAGAGAGAAAGAGCAGACTGGATAGAGGTGGGCGCCTGTGCCCCTTGAATGGCGGCTATTGCTTGTGAAAGATTAGTCATTTCCTGCCCCTTGCCAATGGTCAAATTTCCCAAGAGGTTTTCAATATCCCTTAGTCCACTCTCACGGGCAAGTCCAGTTTCTTTTGTTTGTCCGGTATAGAACTGACGGAGAGGAGAAAGTTGTTCTCCAAGTGTAGTTTCAAATAAACCGGATGAGAGAGGTATGCCGCGTCTTCCAAACTCCCTGCTGGTTGTGGTTTCCTGCGCTTTTGTTTCTACCTGTTCTCTGCGGGTAATTTCAGCAAGAAGCGTTTGATACCTTTGTTTTAGCGGTTCTCTTTCAGCGGTTAGCTGTCTTCCTCGTTCGGCGTACGTTGATTCAATTTGCGGTCTGGTTGATTCAAGAGTTTGCAGTGCCGGAGCTTGCAGTTGTCCGGTGAGCGCTGCAAGCTGCCGCGCCATGTCAATAACAGAAGAAGTAGAGGTGCTTGGAGCGCTTGGTGTACTTGGCCTGTTTTGCTCTTGTTGCCGCAAAAGCTCTCTAAATTCAGTTTCTTCGATTGGATTCCTGTCTGTTTTGGAAAGTTGCATCAATCTGGTATCAGCGATTTTAGTATCCTAAGGCCTTTCTGCCTATATCATAGGCTTTATGACATTTACGACATAATCTCATCCAATCCTCTAAATCTCTTTTATATAATCCTGACTTATTTGACCAATCATAAAAGTTTTCTCCTGTTTCTTCACATTTATCACATATCATAGGTTTTCCATTCCAATATGCTACCCATTTATGGATGCCTGAATAACCAACTTTTTGACCTGTCCAATGTCCATTTTTCTCTCCAATATTCCAAGGAGCTGGTTTACTATTTGCTATGCTTATTTTTCTTTTTGTTTCTTCAGTATGTAGTTGTCCTAATCTTCCTTTTGAATAATAAAGACGCGGTTTTCCCTTTCTTTGTTTACTCATTTCCTGTTTCATTTCATCTGAATGATGATGTCCAGTAAATGCTTTAGGAAATAGCATCAATCTTTGTCTAAGCATCTCTATCTGCTTTGGAGTTCTTTGATAAACTCCTGATCTTCCTTTTATTCCAGCCATAAAAAAACATCTTTCTAGTGTCTTCTGGTTCACACATTCGCTGGCTGTTTTATCCAGTAATTATAATTTACATCAAAATCTTGTTTTTGTCAATTAAATAAAAAAAGAGAGAATAAGAGCAAGATTTCTTAAAAGTAATGAGAGATTATAAGGAAATACAAAATCAATAATCGCTTTTTCATAATATCCCAAATACCACGTTGTTAAAATAGTAGCGGTTATAACTAAAACTGATTTCTTTATTTTAAGAAAAGGTAAAAATGGAGAAAGCCATAAAAGATATTGAGGTGAGAATACTTTTGAACCTAAAATAAAAGAAAGTATAATATAGAAAGAAGAAATAAATATATTTTTGTTTTTAAAGGCAAAGATATATCCAAGCGCCATCACGGCAAGAGGAACAATTAACGGCAATGATGAATCTTTAATTTGTATCGCATTATATTTATATTCAGTCTCTTTTTTGTTTATAACCTGTATTATACTTCCTGCTGTTGACTCCGGTTGCACACCCCGCTCAAAATGAAATTTCAAAGAATAGATATTAGAAAAAAGGACAATAGCAGATAAAAAAGCAACAAGAGAATAGATTGTGTATTTTTTACTTTTGATTGCTAAAAGAGGAATTAAAAGTATTGGCCAAAACTTTATGGAAATACCAATAAAAAGCAGCATTGCGCTTTTGACAAATTTATTCTTTTGAAAAAAGTATAAACTTAAAAACATTGCCACAACAACATATATATCAAGAAGTTCTATTGCAAGCGGGAAAAGCAGAAAGAAAGGAAGAATATATAACCATGCTCTATTGGTAAGTTTTATCAAAAAAAAGAACCCTATAAGAAAAACAATAAAAGTCTGTATATGAAATAGCCAGCTATAGAGCATAAAATCTGAAGTTGCTAATCGAGGTAAGATCATGGGGATAACGGCTCCACTGGGATATTCCAAACTAAACGCTTTTCCATTTAGAAAATATCCAGAATTAAGAAAATAATGCCATAAATCCCAAATTTTGATAAATTGATACAAGATATAAGCCTATTATAACAGACTATTTGTCAATTTCAACTGTTTCACTCCACTTTTTCATAATCCTTTTAATCTCGTTATCAATCTTCCTCCATAAACACGAGGGAAACCGGTACCGGCAGTCCGTTTCATTTGTACTAAATATTCATTTGTGCCTGTCGGAAGTGCAAGCGTTCCAGATCTTAGACGTTCCGGTGTTCCTGAACTTGTGGCAACCGTTGAGACGGTTGAATTTGCCACCGCCACCCCTGCTGTATCATTATATAATTGCGCCGTAAGACCAGAATTTATATCGCCACCTGCAGTTACTTCAAAATATAGATCAAAATTTGCAGTCCCCAGCTCTGAAGTAATTATTCTTGTCCGCTGTGTTTGAGATCCGCTTGGGCCTACTCCCTCAAAATTATCATTTCCCGTATAATAACTTGCATCAATTAACTCATAATATATCTCTGGGAAAAGACCTCTATAAGCAGCGCCAAAGATTGTTGTTCCATTAAAAGTAACAGGAGCATTCAGTGTAATGGCTCCAGTCGTGGCATTATAAGTGAATAAGGAAGTACCGCCTGTCGTGTCTTTGAAATCTACAATTGCGCCAAGGTTGGTGATAACTGTTCCTCTCCTGTTCATTACCGATGATCGGTGTAAATAAGGAGTAGGTTCTTGGGTGATATTATAAGCAAGAGCGTTTTGAAAATCGCTTGGTCTTCCCGCAATACTATTTACGGGTTTTAGTTTATCTGTTAATCCAACATCCGTATAAGATTTCATTTTGGTATAATTTGCGCATCATATTCAAAACCAAACCAATGCAACCGCGCGTTTCTGCTTGCTTCAGTTATTTTCCAAAACAAAAACTTTCCTTGTGATCCCGAAGGGAAACGATACTCAACCGCTCCATCTGTTGCTTGTCCTAAATCCTGCCAATTTTTCTTGCCTTTAGTAAATGAATTTGATATGGCAATTTGGATATGTGCTTCACAGCCTGGATTAAATAGTGCCCGAAACCAATTCCATTTTTTATCAAGAAGTGTATTTAAGTGGATAATACCCTCCATGACGACCTCAATCGTTGCTCCATTATCCGTTGTATTTGTTCCACCGTACGTGTAGCATTGATTCCCCGAACCAAAAATAAGCTGTTCATCTCCGACTGCATCAACATACGATAACCATGCGGAAGGCCGATTGGCAAATCTATTATTCCACCATTCATTTGTTTGATAATCATACATTAAAATACAATCAGAAATAGTCTCATCCGTCAAATCATCAGTTACCGTGCCGACAGATAGCATATACTCATATTTATGCGCAACGGCGGGCGCATTGTCAAATGTTGTTCCCGCCATCCCTTCTCCCGCATCGTTATAAATCTGTTTTTCTACTGCATTAGAGATGAGTTCTGGCGTGTCTCCGTTGTATACAAATACTCCTAATCTGTTCAAGCCAAAATCCAGTTTTTCTACTTTCGCTATAGAACGGGAAGACGTTGGTGCTAATTCTGTTGATAAATCAAATAGATTATATCCATCCCATCTGTGTTGTATACCGGAGTTTTTTCCTGTGATAAGTCGATCCGATAACTTACGAAGCGTTGTGAGTTTTCCCGGCCCTGGAATGTTTACTGAAGAACTATCGTTTGTCCAATCGGCGGGCGTTCCAACGTTTGACCAAAACATACTGGAAGCTGTACCTATCGCATATATCCTGTTTTGATAATCCTCTAAATCAACGGCTATAGGAGCGGATGTAGTATTTGTAAAAGATGTACCATTTGTAGTATGTTTGGTAGCGGATACTCCATCACCTATCAATAGTGTATCTTCTAAAACTGCCGAAGTAAGAGTGCCGCCACTATTTAACGTTCCGTTTCCACAAATTGTCCAAGCTCCTGTTCCTTGTTGGCTATAATATAAGTTTCCTCCGGCAAATACATAATTCCAGAATTGTGTTCCATTATTTCTTTGCCATGTCATTAAATCCGCAACAGATGATCCGTTAGGAGTGGTTCCTAAATATGTGGTATATCCTGGCCGTTTCTTTTTCGCTCCGAATTGATCGTTTTCTACATTGAGGCAGCGAACCATATCCCCTTCTTTATGAATTAGAGGATTTATAGAGAGATTGAGACTTCCTGGCGTAATAATTCCAGAATTCATATCTTAAGGAAGATTATCATAAGAACTTATACTGTCTGTAATATCTATATATTCTGCGCCACTTTTATCCCTCGGTGCTAGTTGATTGACAAAATCCGTAATGAGCGTTTGCTCTGCTAGTTTTTTTTCTGACATAGAAAGTTTACTATCTTTGTATTGCGCCTGTAAAAGGTTATACTCCACAAATCCATCCGTATAACCGCGCATAAACCGCGGCAGTTCATCAGTATCGTTTTGCATGGGCGTTCCCATGCGGTAAAACATGACCCGTGCCGTTCCACCGCTCTCTGCTGGATTAACCTGAAACACATCATTACCGAACCAATAGTGATAGGGATGTGTTGAAAGATAGACTCGATCAGGAAAATCATCATTGGCATCCATTTTCGTGCTTTGGTAGAAATCATTGCCGTTATAGGTAACCCACAATCTGCGTGGTTGCTTGAAATCTCCAGTTGTTACCGTTCCCAATCCCGCTGTACCAAATCCTACATCTACCGTCCCTAATGAATAGTCCTCATTGGCTTGGATGGCTGCGTTCATCAACTTATCCTTAAACTCGTTCGACCAGTCATCAATAATATCATCTGTAAGGAAATCAGCATTCCAAAGTTTTCCCTTTGTCCGTTCCCGTAGTTTTCCAAGAGCGTAAAAGGATAATCCGGCTGGTATCCACCAGTCGCTTTCTGTTGTATCTATGCCTAATACCGAATTTCTAAAATATGTTCTATAGGCATAGGTAGATGAACCGGATGTATCGTCAAATTGGGTAAAAGCATGATCTGCCTGATAGGTGATTGTTCCATCGGTCATCGGGGTTGCGATTCCTGCAGTTCCCACAGTGGATCGTTCAAAAACCACTTGGTTATATTTAATCGCGTAGACTGGTGTATCAGCTGGATGTTCAAATGTGGAGGCTGCCGTAGTGGTTCCTAATGTGCCGACAGATGGAGGATTGCCGCTTATAATCAATACCTCTGTCTGTTCTTCTCCTGTTTCACCTACTTGGATTGCCCACGAAGAACCCAAACCTGTGGTATTTCGTAAACGAAAAATAGTAGTACCGGCACTTTCCGTATTCATCAAATACGTTTTCGGCGCATTTTCGTGTAAGGTATTCCATGAATTGATTAACATATTTTTATATACCAACCCCTAGAAGGGTTTTGGATGACCCCCCTGGCAACGTATAATCAATCACATATAAAACTGGATTGGGGCCAGTATAAACCTCAATGTCTACATTCGCGTTCGCCCCCGACGACCACGTGGGAGCCGCGTTGTCAGCGTCAGCAACCATACGCCATCCCATTCTGGTTACACCCGTTTTATTTATATTACTTATTCCCGTGGCATTTAATATACTATCGTTGTAGGCACTGGTGTTTAACCCGCTTAAAGCAAGTGTTACTGACTGGGACACCGCATTCCAAGCGGCAACATTGTAATCAGAGGCCGCTAAAGAAGTTAAATTAGCAGGAGAAGTAGTAGTAACCAAAGTGATCACTTGACCAGCTAATGTCTGAACTAATGCATTTACATAAATTCTTATTTTAGACGTATCTAAAATCGTAGCATTAGCAGTTAATGCAGAAGTGTCAGCAGGACAAACGCGGCGATGCAGTTCGTCAAATTGATTAGTGGTCGCCGAGCATCTAATCATTGGCGCGTCAAAATCTTCCTGCGTTCCGTTGCCCGCGCTATCATGGATTGTTGCCCATACTTCATCCACAGTTCCACGAAATACACGACCGTCACGATTGTTGACATTTGGTGAAAAAGAAGATTGGTTAAAATACAACCCTTTTATTATTCGCGGGATAAAAGAATTTGATCGTAATCCTAGTTGCCATAAAAACGTATCCCTTGCCTCATCTAAACTATTAAACCAATTACTTGCGGCGTCAAGATATCCTAAAGCCCTTGACAATTTCTTTTCTATATGTTGGTTATCGGTAGAAATAACCATTTGATATTCATTTTTGCCTTTAATTCCGATATACCCGTTAGGCAATAATGCTCCTATTCTACCTTCAAGTTTAATACCACGCCCGCTTAAGTAATCTTTACCCAATGAAGTATTGGCGAATGAATGCAATAAATACTGGTATTTTTCAAACAAAAGTCGACCATACATATATAATTTTTATACTCCTTGCCAGTAATCGACAACAATTGCCACCGTTCCTGCTTCACCCAGCCAGAAAGAAAGCGTGCCGTTCGCTCCAGAAGCAGAGACAGGATTGAATGTCCGTTGAATACCGCCTCCTGGGGTAAATTGACCTCTCGCGAGCACTCCCGCGCCCGTTGATCCGCCAATACCGATATTGGTAACTGCCACATCAACAGTCCCTGAAGCGACAACAACCTCAAGCCCACTTACATATTGTCTTGTTCCTGCACCGGCGGCAGCAATAAGAGTTCCCCATACTGCCGCCCCCGTAGTTCCTACCGCTCCATAGGAAGTGCCAATGCCACCGGCTGGAAATTGACGACCAAAATCATTAGTAACCGTTCCTAATCCTATATCAAGTTTAACAATGGGGATTTCAGTTCCCCCCGAATTTACTGAATACACATCTGTTTGAGTTCCTTCTGTTATAGTTAATGGCATAAATTAAAATATTCCCCCTGATTCACTCCATTGTGTTTCTGTTCCTGAAGATGGATATGTAATAAATGGGATAATGAGCATAAGCACTCCTGCTGTATGGGCAACAGAAAATGATTGAGTTGTTTCTCCTTGTAATCCCGATCCCTTATCGGTCATATTTGGTTTTACATCTACAACCGACAAATTCTTCGGCCGTATATCTACTACACCGGAAAGTTTCGGCATATCAGCTCCAAGTAAATAAAAGAACTGGCGTACCTGTCGCCTGATAAACCAATCCATTTTTTAGGTTCGTGTTAACATCAAGATCAAAAGGAATTGAGGTAGCTGGAAGACCCAGTGAAAGAACTTGAGACGTTGCAGTTGTTCCTCCAGCGCTTGCTGAATCGTGAAAGTTGATTGTGCCCACGTATGTCCCGCCGACAATAATTCTCTTGAGAATGACATTGCGATCCGCAACTACGGTAGTGCCAACCCCAGATACTGAAGTCCAGTTATCGCCATTGAGTAAATCTGCCATAATCACCTCACTTTCCACAAAAAAAGAAGGCTATTGGCGCCTTCTAATTTGCAAACCATGTCAAGCCTTATTATCTTGATAGTTTTATTGTACTATTTTTTTTTGTTCTGTCAATGGCAATAATTCTTCTTGCAAATTTTCTAAGAGCGGAATCCAACAATCTCGAACAATCGTATCAATATTGAAGTTTTGCACTATCCATTCCCGACAATCTTTTTCTACCTGTTTTTCATCTTTTTTGAGAAGTGCGTATGTTTTTTCCATACATTCATACACGGATTTTGGATTAGCTACATTAACAAAACTCAAATCCTGTGTAAATCGTTTATATAGGGTTTCTGCAATAAATCCTGTTTTTCCTTCAATGATAAGTTCCGGCATGGATTGAGAATTTTGGACAACAACCGGTTTTCCGCTGGCCTGTGCTTCGATAATCCCTAATCCAAATCCTTCTGTCTGTGATGGATGTAAAAGAGCATCACAAGCATTATATTCATTGGCTATAGTATCGGAAGTGGAAAGGAACATAGAGCGATAATCATCAACGAAGAATATCCGCTTTTGTATACCGAGATAATTGGCATATTCTTTGATGGGGAAGCCCGCAGGAGATCGCTGTTGAATATGAAAGAGCATTGCTGCTTCCGGGTGTTTTTCGTAAAACATTTTGAACGCTTCTAGTGCCTCCTGAAAACCTTTACGCGGCGGGCTTTCTTTGTTCGCTCCAACCATTGACCAAAGAAATATATCCTGTGGCAACCCCAATTTCTTACGGGCTTCTATTTTATCTCTTGGCTTAAAAATCTCTATATCCGTACCCTCATAGATAAGTTGAGAAGCGAAACCCGCGTTAAGAAGCAAATTATAGCCAAACTTTGAAAAACATAAGATTTTGTAGGCGAATTGGAGCTTTTGGATGACATTAATGGGTAATGGTTCTTTGTCTACGGGAAAATATGGGATGAAAACTGGGATTTTAGATAAAAATGAAGGATCAAGAGTCCAAATGTCTTGCATAGAGATGACCACATTCGCTTTCCAGTTTCGTCCATGGAAGTACATACCGTCCGATCCCCATGCCTCACTCATTTTGGGATAATGCTTGATGGTAAGCCCTTTTAGCCGCGGATTAAGATTGACAGGATATTCTATGTCTGTCGGGCCGCCATCTACGCCATAAAAAGCCGAGATGGCTACCGGCCAGCCATCTTCTACCAAGCGGTAGAGAATATCACGCATTTGGATGCTGTTAATAGCCCGAACTGGCGTGTGGCGCGTTTGTGTTTACCAAAATACGAAGGTCTCTGCGCTTTGTCAGTTTAGGCATAAAACATCACCTCCTTTTCCACTGGGACTTTATTGCCCCATGTGGGCGTCTTTTTGTGGCACTCGACGCAAAGTGTCCTGCCATTATCTACATCTAATCTCAAATCTGGGTATAAAGAAAACTTCTTAATGTGATCTGCTTGAAGGCATCCACTTTCATTATTCTCACAAAGTACACAAATAAAATTATCTCTACTAAATACTTTTAACCTCCACTCTTTGTACTCTTCGGAATTCCTAATTTTGTAGTTTTCTGGAGTAATTCCACCTTTCCAGTTATTATTATTTTTGCCTCTAACCTTTTCACTTACAAACATAGTTTTGGCAGCATTGGTATTTATAAGATAGGGTCTTTTCTTATCCATCCAATATCCATTGGGGCCAATATTGCCTATTGCCGTACATTTCATTGAACAATACTTTGCCTTATTAATGCGGGATTTATGAATTTCAAACATTGTACCGCAAACCAAACACTCTTTATACAACCGCCTTCTGTGAGCAATGTCGGAACATTCTCTACCGCAGTATTTTCCACGATCATTTCTGATATGCCAAATGGTATTTTTAGCCTTAAATACTTTGTTACAAACTAGACAATTTTTGTCGATTATATAACTCATGATTTTACCAATTCATCCAATCGTTTACAAACATTCGGTTGAAAATGTAATCTGTACTTCATTTTCCCCACGTTTCCGCCCGCCCAATGGATAACCTTGATTTTCTTTTCTTTATCTGGCCACCCGTCTGTTGGCGGTAAAACCAATTCATTACCAACTAGTTTAATGTTCGACCAATAGCTTTTACTTGCCAAACCATGAAAACTATCCTCATCATCCAAAAACCTCACTTTATATTGCCCGCCAAACTTCGTTCCCATGAAAAAAATCATAAAGTTAAGCAAGTCTTGTTCTCTGTATTGAAAGTTGTTAAAGTGCTCCGACATACAAAGCCCTAACCATTGATCTACAAAAACCTTTGACTTCATAACCACAAAACCGCAGTTAGCATAGGAAAATGGATGAATATCTAATAATCGAATAGGGTATAATTTATCTTCCCGCGGATTACTATTTTTTACTACGGCTACGTCAAAATCTCCCTCCCAAATATGGTCGAGATTACCGGTAATGATAATATCTGCATCTAACTTCAAAATTACATCGTAGTCCTTGAACAATGCTTTCGCAATAATGGGAGTTGCTCTATACCAAAAATGTGGGTCTCCCAATTGTTTAACTTTTGCTTCATCAATAATTATTACGGGTAATTCCGCTTGACTATGAAACTTACGCAAAGAATTTATGCACATTTGCGCATATTTCATATTGTTGCTGTCTGATGGAATAAAAACACATTTTTTCATATTAATTTTTGTCTTTTCCAATTTCCTCCTTATTGTTTCGTGAAATCTCTATAGCGATCAGTATAAGGTTCTTTCTCTCCATCTTTACGAGAAGGGATCGAGCCTTCACTATGGATATAAATACCTTCCCAAGCAATAATTAGCACAATAATTACAATTATTATTTCTGTCATTTTTCTTCCTTTATAACTTTCATAATTTTATCTACAGTTTTGGGTGTAGTACAATCACATTTACCTTTTTTAAGCCAATTTGGTGTTTTTCCATCATCATCAATGTAAGCAGGACAAATAAAATCGCGCCGACCACCAGGATTATGTCCTATTATTCTTTCGATTTTTTTCCGAATATTCATTTTTCCTCCTTCACGTAATCTGTAATTAAAAATTCGCATGTCATGCACATACATGCGATACTTACTGCGTTTTCCAGTGCTGATCGTACGACCTTTAGAGGGTCTATTACTCCTGCCTCAATAAGATTTTTCACTTTTCCATCTATCACATCAATTCCATACGGATACTTTTTGCCTGCCATTTTCTCCCGTACCTCGGCATAATCGAGTCCGGAGTTCTCTACAAGCCTCTGAAATGGCCTACAAAGGGCGATTTTGAGGAGAGAGCTACCGAGTGTCGTTTCTTTAATCATTCCCGACAACCTCAATAAAGTGATTTCCCCACCGGCGACAATTCCCTCTTCAATCGCAGCTTTTGTGGCATTTTTGGCGTCAATCACCCGTTCCCGTTTTTCTCTAATCTCGATCTCGGTTGCCCCGCCTACATTGATTACTGCCACGCCACCGGCGAGCTTGGCAAGCCGTTGTTCTTTAATATCGGCATCATAGGGCGTATTTGCTATTTTTATTTGTTCCCGAAGATCATCCATGCGCTTTGCTATAGCCTTTGGATCGCCTTTACCCCCAAGAATGATTGTTTTATCCCTGTCGGCAATAATTTTATCTGCTCTCCCAAGTTCCACTATATCTACCGACTCTATCTGTCGTCCGGCATCTTCTAAGATTGATTTTCCTCCCGTAAGAATAGCCATATCCTCAAGTTCCTCAATGCGCCGATCCCCAAACGCTGGAGATTGCACCGCAAGCACACGAAGATTGCCCCGAAGTTTATTGACCACCAGAAACTGTAATGCTTCTTCTATAATCTCACCGGCAAAGATAACGATATTCTTACTTTTTGTTTCTTTGAGAAACTTATCAAAAAAAGGTACAAGCTGATGGGCATAGTTAAGTTTTTTGTCAGTTAAAAGAATATAGGGGTCTTCAATGATAGCCTCTGTTGTTTCTCCGTTTGTTTGAAAATAGGGAGAGGTAGTCGCATATCCCCTATCAACTTCCATTCCCTGCTTGTACGTTACCGTTGTCTCAAATGTCTTGCCATCTTCAACACTAATAACGCCGTCTTTACCGACCTTTTTAATAGCTTCCGCTACGAGTTTGCCAATGACAGGATCGGCAGAAGATATTGCCGCTACTTGTTCTACTTCCTCGTCGGTTTTTATGGGTTTAGCAAGTTTTTTGAGTTGCTCAATGACTACTTTTGATGTTTCTTCAATTTGTGCCTTGAGAAGCATGGGATTTGCACCGGCAGCAATGTTTTTGAACGCCTCATTGACAAGCGCTTGCGCGAGTATCGTCGAGGTTGTCGTGCCGTCTCCTGCTACTTCATTGGTTTTTAGAGAAGCGTCTTTGAGGAGCCTAACCCCCATATCCTCGTGGACATCCTTGAGGTTAATAGATCGAGCCACAGATACGCCATCATGGAGTACGACGGGCGGGACATCTTGTCCCGGTGCTTTATCAACGGCCACATTTCGGCTTCTTGGCCCCAGAGTTGAACCTACGGCATCAGCCAGTACATTCATGCCCCGAAGCATTTTCTCGCGCGCGAATTGGCCTGTAATAATATCTTTTATAAATTTAGCCATACCTCTTTATTTTTTATTTGCTTTTTTCAACTCTCGATAATCAAAATCATCTAATTCAAAAGTTGTATCTCCTCCAAGTTCAAATAATTTTTTATTTCTTAAAAAACTACAATAAACTCTTTTTCTATTATATTGATCAACAACCACCATTAGCGGACCGCCAACTTTATGTCTTACAAGATCTCCTATTTGAAAATTATATTCCACTTCCATGTTTCCCACCTTTTATTTACATGCTGATTTAATCACTTCATAAAAAATCAACAAAAAAATAATATACCAAAATATCATTTATACACTCCCATCAAAAGGAAGGTTGATAAAACGTGCTACACTCACTCCATCATGAAGCACAACAGGAGGAATATCTTGTCCTGGGACTTTATCAACGGCAACATTTCGACTGCGAGGGCCTAGGGTTGATGAAACAGCGTTCGCTAATATATTCATTCCCCTTAGCATTTTATTACGTGCTTGTTGACCAGAGATGATATCTTTAATAAATTTGCTCATAATTGTGTGTCTAAAATAAGCTTGTGCCTAAAATTTCTTGACCCAAGTGTTTTTCCATACCACACCTCTCACAAAAAATCCAGGTATTTTCTAAGGTGTGATAACCCCACTTTCCAACGGAGGATC